TATCTTGATACCCTTGTGTTTGTTCATTTTTTTCTTTTAAAATCTGTCTATCTAAATCATTTTGAGCTGATTTAAATTTAAAATCATTCTCTTGTAGTGTTTTTTGGAACTCTTGTTTATTCTCTATCATTTCGAGTTCATGTTCTCTTTGCAAACCAAAACGTGCTAATAAATTATCGTTTCTTTTATCTTCCAAAGCTATAGCATATTCTTGATTAATCTCTCTTAAAATTTTTTCAGCTTTTAACTTTTCTAATACTAAATTATTATCTCTTTTTATAGCTAATTTGTTTTCAATTTTTCTTAAATTTTCTTCGGCACTTGTTTTAAGAGTTAACATGTTTTTTTCGTGATCTCTAGAATCTTGAGCCTGTTCTCTTTTAAAAGCATTGTCAGCACTCATTATAGTTAAACTTTTATTAGTATCTACGATACCTTGTGTTTCTATTATTTCTTTATCTTTTTCAAATTTTCTTTGCTCATCAGCTTGTTTAATAGCTTCTTGAGCCGCCATCATTTTTGGTTGTTGCTCGGCTTGTTGCACTGCTTGACCGTATTGTTTCAAAGGGTCAGCTACTGCACCTAATCCAGAAGAAAGTGTTTCTACCACATTCATTTTTTGTCGTTGACCTGTTAACGGATTTACGCCTGTAGCTAAAGCTGCACCCGCTTTTGCAATATCAAATAATAAATTAGCTTTTGCTGTTTGTCTTTGCTGTTGGGTATCAAACAAAGATTCAAAAAAAGGTAGGTTTTTCTCATAAAAACCTTGTGGGTTTAAACCATAAAATTGTTGATTTTGTGGTGATACATTACGCCCTGCCATACTTAGTTGGCGACCTGTTGCATCCCCACCTAAATTAAACTTTTGTACTATACCACCATATCTAAAATTTTGAACGGGCTGTTGCCCAACCCCCATCAGTGAAGCCACACCACCACCTACGTCTGTGGGCTCACCTTCCATTGTTTCCATCTCTGAGTCAGCAACACCTTCCATTAATTCACCCACACCTGAATCCATTGCTCCACGTTCCGTGAGCATTATAGTGGGTTGCACCATTGCTAACACTGTATCAGGAGTTTGGTTGGCATCTTCCTCACCAACAAACTCTGCTAATTCTGTTCTTCTTTCTTCAACCGACTTATCATCTCCTCGAATGGAGTCCATAATATCTTTTGGCGTTTCAGCACTATCTAAACCTTCTAACATTCGTTTAGCTAACTCTTGTCCAATACCCACGCCTTGAGCACCTGCATCAGCTTCAACTCGAGCAAGTTCTTCTCCAATTTGCTCTGGTGAAACCATTGGTTGCTCCATCGGTGGAGACATTGGCATAGGTTGTTGCATTGCCATTTGCTCTTGAGGACTCGGCATAGCCGTGCCACCCATTTGCCTAAAAAGTGGTCGATTGTATATATTATCCATTTAAAATAACCCCGCTGTTTTTGCACCACTCAATGCTGCTAAACCTGAAATACCAAGACCCGCATACTGTTGGAATGGGGATGGTGTAGGATATTGTTGCATTGTCATAGTTCCTTGTGAAGTTGGTATACCTCTTAAAATATCAGAAATAAATCCATATTGTTGATATGGGAATTGTTCTCTTTGTAAATTACTTTGTCTTGCTGCATCAAGTTGTGCTTGTTGCATTTGTCTTTGCAACGCACCTGCTTGACCCAACTGAGAAATGTCTTGACCCATGAGCCGTTGTTGTAGTTCTCCGAGTCCTGCTTCTTGAGCTGCAAACTTACCGACACCTTCTCCGAGTGCACCTGTCAATTGTGCTTGTTGTTGAGCAAGTTGTGCCGCTTGACCAAAACCACTTTGTCTGAGTTGCCCTGCAGCTCTTGCTTGAGCATCCAATAAATTTCTTTCTCTTTCTAAATCTTGTAGTGTTGCACGAGAACCCCCATAGGCTCCACTGCCAATGGCTTGAGCAGCTTGTTGTTGAGCTGCAATGTCACTTTGCCTTTGCAAGTCTTGCATGGTTTGTTGCACCACTTGAGCTTCATAAGGATTCATAAACTGAGCAATGCCGACCTCTGGTCTTCTTACATCTTGCATTGCACCAAGTAGAGCTTCTCTACCTACACCTAATGATTCCCCTGCTCTTTGTAAATACGGTTGATATTGACCCGCACTTTGTCGAGCTAATGCTAATGCTTCTTCTTCTAAACCACCTAATCCTGCAACTCTATAATCTACATCGTCTTGGTAACCTTCTCCAAGTCTTTTTGTTGCAAAATCATAAGCGGCTTTAGCTAAATTCTGTCGATATTTTTCTAATATCGGGTCTTCAATTACTTTTTGAATCGTGGTTTCTGTTGCCATTACGCTACCTTACTTTCAAAGTTTCTCATCATATCGTACATTCTTCGTACCCCTGCTTCTCTGCTACCGTTTCCAGCACCTCGAACAGCTCTTGCGTTCATTACAAACTCTCCATCAGATAGCATCGCTGGGATACTATCAGAAGTCTCTGTTCCCGGACCACTTATTTGTCCTGTTCTTCTAGGAAACTTACTTGTATCTAAATTTGTCATTGCCATCTCACCACCTCTTTTTGCCATTGCAACTCCTGTAGTGAGTGTTGGGTTATTCATCATAGGATTAGTCATCATTGGGTTATCTAAAAAGTACCCACCTCGATATAAAGGGTTTAAATATTGATAATTTGGAGCACCTGCTAGTGTTTGTGGAGCAGTAATGTAATCAATATTACCCACAGGAAGATCAGCAATTTGAGCTGCTATAGCTTCTTTTTCAGCTTGTTCTCTATTAAACTCTTCCATCGCTGAATCATCACCTTCTTGTTCTCCACCACCGCTACCAAATTTAGCTGCACCATACAGTAAAGCTGCTGTTGGACCAAATTTTGCCAACGCTCCCGGTGCTGCTTGAGCCATAGCTTCTTTTTGAAGTGCTGCTCTTGTAACTTCATCAACAGCCATCCCATCAACTACGGTTGGAACATTTGCCGCTGCTCTTGCTTTATCTAAAATAATTTGTTCCTCACTTCGACCACCTCTAAACGCATAATCCCCTACTTTACTCATAGCATCTTTAGTTGCGTTGTAAGCATCTATTGTTTTTTGTTTAGCCGCATCTAAAATCCCAGTAGGTTCTGGTGGAGGGGGTGGAGAAACAACAGGGGGTGGAGCAACATCTATTGGAGGAGGTGCTTGTATAGGAGCTTTAGGAAGAGGAGCGTCAATAGTTCCAAAAGCACCTTTACCCGCTTCTTGTGTAGTACCTTCCGTTACCGCTTTAACACTTTCCTCCGCAGCGTCTTTAATTGTTTCTTCTGTAGTTTTTTTAATAGTAGTGTCAGTTAAAGCTTTATCCCCTCCCATTATAGAACCTGTTTGTTTGTAATTAGCCGCTCCTTTAACCGCTCCTGTTACTGCAGCCGCTATAGCAGCAGCTTTTAAAGCATCTTTTGTACTACCACCTGCAATTAAAGTTCCAATTCCAGAACCACCTGCAGAAAGTAACATAGAACTCATTAAACCTGCCCCCGGAAACATAAAATTAAGAGCAATTGGTAGAACAACTGGTGCTGCTTTTTTTAATTCTCTTGCAACTTTTTTAAACTTTTTACGAGTTGCTTTCTCAACTTTTTTAGCTACTTTTTTAATAGGTTTGCGAACTGCTCTTTCTAGTTTTTTAAGAGCTTTTTTAATAAAAAATTCTGGTAATCCTGTTTCAGGGTTAATTGAGTTTTCCTCACTACCCACTACATATTGTGTGTAGTCCATGCCTTCTGCTTCAAAGGCATTACGAATTACCTCTTCTAGTTCAGGAGATGCTTGTAAAAGTTCTCTAGGAATAACAACTTCATCTTGTGCTAAGTGACCTAAAAATGTATCTTGTGCTCTTCCTAATTGAGCAAGTTGTTGAGCAGCTTGTGGTAAGTCTGTAATACCAGAATCACCTTGTTCTGGTAAACTAGCTATACCCTCGCCCATATCTTCATCCATACCCTGTGGGGGTATCATCATTGTTGTTTCTTCTTCCATTGCAAACGCCATTAACCTGAATCTCCTCGTATTGGTTGTGGAGCGGTCACTGTAATTTTCGTATGTTTAACTTCAGAGCCAGTCCACGGATTATTGCACTGGGGACATTGACCTGAAGGATAGGAAGCAACTTCCGCAGGTGTATCGACCAAATTGTCGCATGTTGCACACTTAATTGTATCAGAACTTGTCGCTGGTTTCCAACGACTTCCGTCATTCATTGTTATAATAGTTTCATTACTCATGGCGTACTCACTGTAACAGTTCCTACCGCACCCGTAGCTTGTGAACCTCTTACAAATGCAACATTTAATCTACTAATTCTAATATATCCGTCCTTTTTAAACAAATCATTTTCTCTTAATCCTACATCATCATCTTGTAAATTGCTTAGATTTAATGCTGTAAGTCTCCCATCACCCGGGTTTTGCATTTGTTGTAAGTACACACTAAACGATCTTACGATTTCTGCTAAGTACCTTGAGTCATATTCTTCTGGTGGTACAGGAAATTGTGGGAGCGTTAGTTTTCGGGTCATTACCTACGCCCGTCTGGTCTTATATCTACTCTTGGTGATCCTAACCTCCATTGTACCGACTCAGTATTACTTTCAATTCTAAAAGCAAAAGACCTACCTCGTAGTCTAACATGAGCCTGATTCGTGAATTGTTCAACAGGTACTGTAGCTGATCGTGTAACTGCTGCTGTTTGAGGTGTGCCATAATTTGCACCCGGAAAGTTTCTTGCCTTCAGAATAAAGTTAGCACTTGGTGAATCTGACTCTGACCCACCAAAAGTAACATCAGGTATTAATCGTCTAATAAATGCGTATTGTTCACCATCTGCTAAATCAACTTGACTTGATTCAATAAAAGAAGTAATAGCTGATTCAGGAGATGTTGAGCCATCATTTAAACCAAACTCATGGTCATATAAATAATAATCAGGTGATGCACTAACAGGAAATTCGTTAATACCTCGATCCACCCAAGCTGTTCTGGGTAAGTTACCATGTGCCCATGTGTTTTCTGCATAGTTGTAAATAACATATCGATCATTTTCTTGAGAACTACTTGATGGATAGAACCACCATACTTCACTAAATGATGAATTAAGAGCTGCAATTGTTTTTTCTTTCTGTGTCAGATTAAAATCATTAAACACAAAAGAACGTAGTGTGCAGGGTAGTTTTTGAATACGTCCATCATACACATAGAAATCTTCTAGTCCCATCCAATAAACTCTATCATCAGATGCTTTTGCTGCCATCGGACCAATAATAGTAATGTTCTCTGATATCTGATTAATACCAAAAGTAAACGGTGGTCCGAGGAACTGCATCGCATGAAGTGATACATCAGTAAAGACAATAATTTGTTGTCTTGTCTCGACAGCCGTGATTATCTCACTACCACTACCAATTCGTAAATCCCCTGCTGTATTAGTCGCAGAAGGTGTCCATACAGTTGGTGATGCTTGATCAGAAAAACGAATAAGCAGTGGGTCTTGTACCCCAATATTATCAAACGGGTCAGTGCCAAAGGCAATAACGTGTCTGTCTCTATCAGAAACAATTACCTTTTTGGCAATGGTTGGTGTTCCTGCATCAGTTCCAAGGGTGCTCAAAGGCACGGCTCGTGAGCTAAGACCCCCAGACTCATCCCAATAATAAATGTTGCCATTTCTAATGTTAATGATTAAGTCTTCACCAAAGTTGTCGTGTGTCCAAAAACGTAGTTGATTTCCTGCAGTCGTAATAGGAGCAGAAGAACCCCATGTTCCACGACCCCATGTACTTGCACCCCATCCAGAACCTGTGACAGAGGTATTAATACCAATATTGATTTGATATTTACCAACAGTCGAACCCCCACCGTTTCCTGAGTCTGACGCATTACTATACACAAAAGTTGGAGTGTAAATACCATCGGTAGTAATATCACCAAGAGTAGCTACTGCTCGAGCGTCAATATGAAAAGTATTATCGTTTTCTACATGAGCGACTTCGTATTCCTGATTTAATACATTAGCTGTAATGTTGCCACCAAGCGAAGCTGCTCCACTAAATTCTACAAAGTCTCCATTAGTACACCCGTGACTAGAAGATGTAACAATAATTGTGTTAGCAAACACCGCACTATTAGTAGCCAAATGATCTCTATCTGATGTCCCATCTACCCCTCGTGTGCAACCAGTAAGAGTATTACCACTAATAGACTCATAGGTTACATTTTCTGGATTACCTTGGGCTACTCCAACTGTTATCGCACCTGTCGTTGCAGCACTAACAGCTACTTGCGTAATCGTTAAAAAAGTTTTTGTTGAAGAAACGGTTGATGCGTTCGGACCCGCAATAACTTCACTAATAGACACCGAACTTGCATCGGTTCCAAACACTGTAAAATTTTTACCACTTTCGTTAGATGCTCCTGTAATAGTTACAGTTCTTGCTTCTTCAAAAGTAACTGTCCCTGAACTTGCATACGCACCATTAATTGTTAAATTACCTGCACCACTTGGAGTTTGTGATGCACAAACACCGTCCGTATCGGCTAAATTAATAATTTGCACTCTACCGTTTGATGGAAAACCAGATGCACTTGATAAAGTTATAGTTAAATCACCCGCAGTAACATTAGATGCTAAAGAGTTATTAGCTGCTGAAAAAGTAGGTGTTCCTGCTGAAGTGGTTAAACGAATCGGGGTAATATCATTGAAACCACCACCCTCGTTAATATAATACTTTTGAAAAGTACCGACTCCTAAATATACAGAACCGTCTAATGCTACAAAATTATGTAGTGCACGACATGTTCCTAAAAAACTTTTACTTGAATTTTTTCTCCACCCACCAATCTTTTCTGGTACACCAAATCGAAAACGCACTTTGTCGGACTCAAACCATCCTCCTTCATTCGTATAAGATGTTGTTTCTTTATTTACACCGGGTCTAAATTGTAATTTGGTTAAAGGCATTATCTTTTATTTATTGCAATAATAAGTTCATAAATTATCCACCCTGTAAATCCCAGAAGGGTCACTAAAATACTACTATATAATATCATATCTTTGTAGCGTTGTATCTGTGCTTTTCGTAATTCTTCTTCTCTTTCTCGCTCTCTTTTTATCTGAATTTTTTTCTTTTGAATTGTTTGCCATAAATCAGCATGTCCCGACCAATATAATTGCTCTTTCAACTCTCGTTCTTTTTTACGAAGATTGTGCTCATAAGTGGCTTCTTCAATAGCTTGTGATTCAATAGAAGTGTGCTGTTTTCGTTTATTTTGTTTTTGTAATTCTTTTTTAAGACGTTGAGCTTCATCTCTTTTTTCAAAGTATTGAAGAAGGTGATCCCCAATCTCAGTAGCATCCTTGTGCATATTGATACCTTTTTTGATAAGGTCAATTGCAGAAGTGGCTGCTTTATATGCAACTCCAATAGTAACGGGGTCGATCAATGATAATACCCCCCATACAATTTAGTCAGCGTCAGCTATGGTTAAAGTTCCAGCATCTACTTGACGCATAATTTCATCATAGTGTCTGTTGCCAACCTTAACAGGAACATACATTGTTTCTCCATCTATATTTGCAACAATGGTTTGTTTGTTTGATTCTGATACATATTGTGCTGATGTAATATTCATATTAACTTCTATCATATGCTTTTCTCCTAACCTAACTCTGCGTCTGCTTGTATGTGATGGTCAGCATTTGGAAATTGGTCAACACCACCAGCACCAACACTAACATTTGTTGATATTCTTGCAAAATCTGGTCTATTTACATTAACTAATCCTGTGGTAATTGTAGTTGTGGGCGTATCTCTTTTTGATTGTCTAAAATACAAGTTACTATACCCAGCTCCTGTTCCACCACCACTATCTCTCATTACCATAAAAAGTCTACAATCAACCTTTTCAAAGTATCTATAACATTTATTAATCGTTGTTTGATAATTTTCAAACTCAAAATCTGTTGCTTTACTTCCAACTTCTAATTGACACCCTGTGATATACCACTCATTACTTGTAGAATCTGCTAGGTTAAGTTGACCTACTGCTCTGTTTGCGTCAGTAGTAGATGCCCAAGAAGTTCCTAAAGAACCACTTGTAAAATTACTTCCACCACCAAGCCACCACAATATTGAGAGTCCAATAGCGTTGTCATTTGCAATTGTTGATGAAGTATCACCATCAAAAGTAATTTCTTTTTTCTCCCATGTATCAGAACTACTTATTGTATAACTTTTACTAATACTTCTACCCGCTGTTTCATGGTCAATTTCAATAACATATGTTCCAGTTTTATTTGACTTCACCCAAAAACTTAATGTAAGTTTTTTAGCACTTGAAGTTCCTTTTAATATTTTTTGTAAGTCCTGCCCTTCAATTTTTTGTTGTAATATTAAAAACTTGTTAGATGATGGACTTCCATCTGCTGTAGTGCAATCCATTTTCAAACTATAACCAAAACCTTGTGCTGATGGAACATCAGTTGATTGTGACTGTGTAAAAGTTCCTAAGTTTGTTGCTAATCTCCATCTATCCGCTGTGTAATAACCAGTTGCAGTAATACTAGCTTGTGTGGTATTTCTTTGGAATATGCTCATTCCACCATTGATTAGCAAATTCTTGTTCTCAAAAACTAAATTTTCACCACTGGAATTTTGTATTGTATCAACTTTTAATGTGCTCATTTTTTACTCCGTAATCGCATCAATTTGTGCTTGAGTTGGTTGTGCTAATGTTGGGTGTTCCCAAGAATCAATGTAATCATTACCAACTTTAACCTTTCCATCTGGTGGGGCTTTGCTATCATTTCTTAAAACTATACTTCCATTGTTAAAACCATCTGCTCTAAAATCTTCTCTAGTAAGTGTGTTATAAAGTTTTTTTAATTTTTCAGTTAATGTCATAAAGCTGCCCCACTTCTTACTAAATAACCACAAAGCCAAGTATTCTTGTAAGTGCCACTTCCTAACATACGCCTTGTGCCATCTCCATCTAAATATGATTGTGTGTCAACATAATCACTTGTTCCATTAAAATAAACAAGCCAAGATGCACCACTACCAGCTTCAGTTTCATTGTTATCAGTTCCATTTCTTAACAACACTCTACCAGAACCAAGATTAGCTGTGTCACCATTAAATCTTAAAGACAGAGTGGCAAGACCTTGAATATAACCACCATCAGCTACATCAAAACTCACTCCCAAACTTATCCAGTAGTAACCAGCTATTGGTGCAACATATCTGTAATTTGTGCTATCCCAACCACTATGAGTGTCAAATTCAACACTATCAAATGCTATAGTAGTATTTACTGCATCACTCATATTTTGTGCTGCACTTAATTTTACTTGAAACATTGGCACTTTTGTTGTTTCAGATACAGAACCAGTTGTTATAATATCACCAGCATTATCAGGTATATTGATTGTCCTATCAGTATTTGTATTTGGTGCTTGTATTGTAAGAACACCAGTTCCACTTGCGTTTCCAGATATTTTTACTTGGCTCATATATTATTCTCCTAATGATGCGTTGTCATAAACAGTTTTTAGTGCATCAACAGTTTTTGCATTGTCTATGTCTGTTTGTATTGTTGCGTATTTTGTTCTAATTTTCGCTCTTTCAGTTTCAGCTTTTGTTGTATCTTCACCGGGGATTTGCTTTGCAATAATATCATCATGTGGTTTAAACTCTTGCTCTCTTTTTATTCTTCTTTTTTCATGTGCAATAGTTTTTGCTTTTGTTAAATTCACAACAATACTCATGCTTGATACTCCCATGCGTTTCTAAATGTTCTGTCTGATGGCACTTCACTTGCATCTACAATCTTGTAAGGTCTACCTGATGGCACATCTTTTTTTGCTATTTCTTCTACTGTTAAACCACAATTATCTGTAGGAACAATAACTGCAACTCCACCATCTTCTGTCTGCCATAAAATTCTTTTATTACTATTCATATGCTTTTCTCCTAACCAACAGCTACAACACTAATTAATTCAAAATCAAATAAAGTAAAACTATTTTCAGTAATTTTACATTGAACACGAGCCGAGCTTGTCTGTGGTGCTGTTGCTGGAACACTTGAATTTTTCCAAGTAACTATACATGCTCTACTTGATGTAGGAGCAAACCCCATAACTGATGTTGCTATTGTGTAGTTAGCATTTGGCATAGCAGTTGTAAAATTAATAGTGTAATCTCCTGTTCCATTATCTGTCAGACTTGAAACATTTCCACTACCCTCTATCGCTATAGTTCCTGTTCCACTAAATCTTACCCATGACCTTACACCAAAAGCTGGTGCTGAACCAGTCTGTCCACCATTTAACATTAATGCTGTAACAGTTCCACTATCTCCTGTGGTTACTGCATTACCAGTAGTTGTGCTAAAAGAGGTATTGTTAATTTTACCATTACTTGTTCCATTAATAGTTATTGCCATAAATCTCTCCTTATAAAACTACCCAATTACTGCCACTTGGCACAGTTACAGTAACTCCAGAATTAATTGTTATTGGACCAGTGGACATTGCGTTTTTATTCGTGCTGATTGTGTAATCTGATGTTACCGTTTGGTCGTTTTCTACAAAAACTTCATCTGATCCACCGCCCGTTGCACCACCACCTAACTGTCCCCAAGCACTACCATCATAACCTTCATACTTACTTAAGGTGCTGTTAAATCTTATCATACCACTGGCTGCACTTCCACTTCTTTGTGCAGTCGTGCCCACAGGAAGTTTTAACTGTCCTGTGCCTGTAACATTAGCATACCCTGTGCCACTTGCTGTAAGATTTACATTACCATTTGTATCAGTGGCTGAAAGCGTATTACCGTCAAGTTTTAAATTATCAACTTCAAACGAGCCTGTTCTTTTTTCATTAGCTTGTAAAACAGTAACCGTTGCACCTGTTCCACCCCCATCAAACTTTAAAACGACATCTTTACCATTAGGTATTTCAAAATCATTTGACGCATTGTATGTGCCTTGAAAAATAATAATACTTCTACTACCAGATAGACTGTTGCGAATAAACACAATCTTTTCTGCATCATTTGGTGTTAGTTGCACATACGCAGTAGCACCTAAATCGCTACCGTCATTAAATTCTATATATTTGTTTCTACCGTTTGAGCTTGAACCATCTGTAATAGGTAATGTATTTGGTGAACCTGAACTACCCGCAGAAGATAAAGTTACGGTAACAATTCCATTAATTGCTTCATCAATTAAATCTAAATTAGTATTAGTTGTATCCCCCCAAGTTCCACTTTGGGTTCCTGTTTCTATTTTTTCAATACCTAAATTGGTTGTATATGTACTTGGCATTTACGCTGCTCTTCTCCAGTTTGGTGTTTGTTCAGGTTCTACCTCTGTCCATGTTGGACTTTGAGATGGAACTACCTCATTATAACTCGGTGTTTGATTTGGCACAACTGTTATCCATACCACAACTCCATTAACTTGTCCACTAGCTTCTAATCCTGTAACATCAACATCAGCATTAGATTTTACCGTTACTGCATTTGTAAGCCCTAATGCTTGAAGACCTCCTGTAATAACAGTAGTTGATCCTGCGGCAACAGTGACACCGCCTACATTTCCAGTGGCTGCTAATCCTGTAGCAGGTACATTAGCTTCTCCATCAATAGTAACACTACCTATATTTCCAGTAGCTGAAACTCCTGTAACACTAGTGTTTGCATCAGCCAAAACAGTAGCACTACCTACGTTTCCTGTTCCTGCTACTCCTGTAGGAGTTACGTTAGCGACACCTGTGACAGTAACACTGCCAACTCCACTTGTTGCTACTAAACCTGTAACAGGAGCATTAGCTTCGGCTGCAACGGTAACACCACCTACGTTCCCTGTTCCTGCTACTCCTGTAACCGTGATATTAGCAACACCTGTTACCGTTACACTACCTACTCCACCTGTGGCTGAAACACCTGTGGCTGATATATTTACTGATAACCCACCTAATGATGAAAAAGGTGCGGACGCAAATGGGGTGTCAGAAAAAAACATTTACACTACAGTCCAAACGGAACCTGATGGCACAGTAACTGTTATTCCTGAATCTATAGTAATAGGTCCTGCACTTAGTGCATTATAATTTGTTGGAACGGTGTAATTAGCAGAAACCGTGGTAGCGTTTGCCATTATTCCATTTGACGCTTCAACTTCTGTTGCTCGTAAAAAACCTGTGCTAATTGTTACATCACCACTTGCATCTAAATTTACAGATTTACCCGCAGGATAAGCACAAAAAACATCTTTAGTTCCTGCTGAAAAATTGGTTGCTGAACCTGAATTTGAAGAGGATAAAACCGTTGTTCTAGCCAAAGTAGTGCCAGAAGATGTATATGTCCCAAGACCCACTTCCCACTCATCTGCTGTTTGATGAGCTATGACATAATAAGTTGTATTACTATTTCCTATTTCAGAAAACGCATCAAACCCTGTAACAGCTCCTGCTAAAGTAACTGTTCCTGTACCCGTAGTGGTCGTAGTTTCCTTTACACGGTCTTTTAAAACAAGAGCCATTTATTGGCTCCTTACGCTATTCTTATAATAGCTGTTGACGCATCTGCTGTCGGAAACTGTATTGTAAAATCACCTGCGGTAGAAGTTTTGTCTCCGCCAAAATCTAAAACTATAACAGTTGGATCACCTGATGCACTGTCATTATAAATTAAAGCACCTCTAGCTGTGACTGTAGCTGTAGAAAAAGTTAAATCACTAAAATCTGTAAAAGCAGTTGTTCCAGAACTTGAGGGGTCTACCCTAGTTAAAGTTCCACCACCTGCACTATATCCTGTTCCAGATACCTCATTACTTGTAGTATATGCAGTGGTTGCTGCAGTAAATGACGCACTGTTAGTGTACATTGCAAGTTTGAATGTATTACCGCCTGAGTTTAAAAAATTGTGTTTAGCTTCCAATAATTCTTTTTTGAAGCTTGTACACATAAAGTTGCCTGAAAAAGCCATGTTATAATCTCCTTATTAGTTCAGCAAGTTTTGGTTGTCCAGCATTTATTATAGCATTATACACGGTTGTTCTGTCACTTTTAACAGCTTGTTGCATGTATAGTTCTATAAGTTGCTTGATACGTTTTTTAAAAGCATGTGCTTGTTCTTTTACTTCAGGTTTAGCATAATCAGAAACAGATACTATTTTATCTGTGCATCTTTCAGCTAATTCTTCAATACTATGCCCTTTGTTTTCTGTGGTTTTAACATCAATTTTAAAATCTTTAGATAAACCCACTTGCATATCAAACATAAAAATCCCCTATTGTTTTGGTCTAATAACCATTCCAGTTCTATACTGGTCTGTTGTTTCTTTTGCTTCACCCAACATCTTTAATTCAGTAAGAGCTTGAGTAAATCTTTTCTCATACATAGCAGACATGTCTTGCTCACCTTTCATATAAGTATAAGCTTCTAATAAACTACCATACAATAAAGCAAAGGGTGCATTAGTGCTCAACCATGTCGTACCACTATCTGCTCCAACCGTTAAACTTGCAGGACGGTAATAATAATGTAACTCTACAGAATAATTACTATCTGGAGTAGGTCCAATAATAAAATTACTAATATCAAAAACAGCGTAGTATTTTGGGGTTCCTGTCGTGCTAGGGTTAGGATTATAGGATTGGACATAGTCTGTATCTTTTAAATCTAAAAATACTTTTTCATTACTTGCATTAGTAAAAGATAACGAAAAAGATGCTAAATAATCAGACGGTAAAGCTAAAAATTGATTTGATGAAGTCATAGACCCCGTGCTGTTTTTTATAAAAAAACTTAACTGAATGTTTTTAAATATACGTTCTTCTGCAGCTTTAATAAAATCATTTAGATGATTAACAAAAGTAGTCTCATCATTTTCAGCATAATCTTGTATTGCTGTTTTTAAAGTGGCTAATGTAAAACTCATGGTGTACTCACTGTAACTGATCCAACATTTCCTGTTCCTGCTACTCCGTCAGGTGAAACATCTGAAGGAGCATCCACGGTAACAGCACTAATTTGTCCGATTCCAATAGTAGGTCTGAAAGTTGGTCCCTCAACTAAAGGAACACCCACTGCTACTATCAACGGTTCAACTCTATCTGGTCTAGGGTTTTTTATGGCTTGAGCATCTGAAAACTTACGTCTAGGTTCTAACTGTGGGTGTTTTCTTTCAAACTCATCAAACCCTACCAACATTCCTGTCCACTCTTTTTTCATCCTATGTAGTGGATAGCGAAAACCAGAACGGTCTGATATTCCAAAAGCTTTTTTACCAACAGCGTACTTTGACATTAGTTAACCCTATAATACTCTAAGCTTGGTGCAACATTAAAGGATGCTCTATCTCTATCCTCTGTCATAGCTCTTTCAAACTCTTCCTCATATATCGCTTTTAAAAACTGTGTTCTATTAGGTGCTTTCTTAATAGAAATATAATAAGCTAGTCCTGCGGCTAAACATGGATAGAATCTAAAAGGCACTTCCATAGTATTTTTAAAAGTATCCGCATCATCTATCCTAACCAATCGGTCAAAGATAAGTTGATCGGTACTGTTTTCAGGAGTTGTCCAAACCTTTAAAACTGGAGTTATTTGTCTATCAAGAAAAAACTGTGAAGGTCTGCCCGTACTTGTTTTATCTGGAATATTTAAATACTCATCTCTACTTAACCTTTCAATACCATAATCTGTATTATCTCGTCTTACAACAACAGATAAAATATCAATCGTATCTGCATCTAAATTATAAGACGCTGTGCCTGATATACATGTTACGGTGGTTTGTTTGATTGTCCACTGATTTAGTCCTCGATTTGCCCAATCAGCTAACAATAGATTTAGTGAGCGTTTCGCTGTTTTTAAATCATAACCAGTGCGTACTTCAATCCCACATCTTTCAAAAGCTTCTTCGATGTAGTCTGAAACATCTAGTTCAAAATTTTTTGATCCTGAAGTTGCCATGGTTTATGCCATATTTTTTTTAGTTTTTTTCTTTAAATTACCGTTTTTATCTAAAACACCTCTAGCAATTAACACATCTTTTTTAGTAACTTTATTATCACCGCTTAAGTCTTTTAACTCACCGCCCATTTTCATCTTCTTGACCATTCCACCGCCACGAAGTTTTTTAACCATACCTCCGCCACGCATTTTCTTAGCCATTCCACCTGCACGCATTTTCTTAGCCATTCCACCTGCACGCATTTTTTTGACAGCACCACCTGCTTTCATTTTCTTCATCATGCCACCACCACGCATTTTTTTAACCATACCGCCACCACGCATTTTTTTGACAGCACCACCTGACTTCATCATAGACATTTTTTTACGAGGACTCATTGCCATTTTTTAATCTCCTATAAAATAATTCACGTTTTTGATAAATTTCATCACTATTATATTCATCTTTATAACAGTCATAATACCCTAATTTCTTAATTTTTTCTGCTGATTCTTGTAATTTTGTTAGTCTTTGGACAAAAATAAGACCATATTCTTCCTCAACTAAAGGTTCAAAACTTTCCCCCTCTAAATTATCATTGTCATCCCCCTCTGGGTGAAAGCCCATTAGCCACATATCTTTATCAATAAAAAACCCTTGGGATATAGCATCATTTAATTGTTCTAAATATTCATGAAATTTTTCATAATCATCATATGCAGTATCCACTAAAATAATTAAATCATACCTATCATCAAAGGTAGATATAAGGGTATATAAACACTGATAATCTTTGTCATGCTTGAAAACAATTCCTACTTTGTCTTTATCCCATGCAGCTTGTGCATAAGGACATGCAGGAAGATTATTAAAAGCTTTGTTCTTTTTTTCTAAAACATTTGCTGACCATCTACGAATCTCAGTCTCAATAAGCTTTTCTTGGGGTGTTCCAAAAGGTACGGCTGTCATAAGTATTTTGTCCTTTTTCTTCTGTCGTTCATTACAGCACCACACCCTTTATTCATTCTAGCCACATAACCACCTACACTTAATTTTCTTACCTTAGCTTTTGGAGTATTAGCTACAACAGTTTTACCTTTTCTGCCTTCACGTTTCTTTTTCTTTGCAGTAGACGCTCTTTCAGATTTACTTAAACTTTCAGCCTTTGCTCTAGGTAAACAACGATCTGGATTCTTTTTATCTTTGGAAGTACCACATTTTCCTTTGATATTTCCACTACTATCTATTCTTACCCAATCTTGCTTAAGCCAATCTTTAAGCTGACCCACGTTTTTTCCTTTTGCTTTTTTTAGCGTAGTTAGGGTCTTTACAATACTTTGACGCAGCTAGGTTTGCATACGCTGATGGATAAGTGTCAAAAGTTCTTTTTGCCCAAGCTTTTCCAGAAGGACATATTTTACCTTTTGATTTTGGTTTTGATCGCACCGCACCACCTTTTCCTAATTTAACGACACATTTCATAATATTCTACCTACTATTTCTAAAATTGTACTTGTGTGTGGAGTCATAAATAAAATGACTATAATAGCCATCCATTTAAAATTATTAACTCGTTTGTCTAATTTATCAAAACGTAAATCTAACTTTTCTAAAGTAATTTGAATCTGCTCATATCTTTTATCACAAGATGCTTCGTGTTTTTCTAATTGTCTTAAAACTTCTTCAGGAGTCATTTCATCACCACTTTACTTTATTAGCCCACCAAGCTCTAGACATTTTACCTTTTTTGATATTCTTACCATGTCTTGCTACAAAAGACTTACGTTTAGCTTTCATACGTTTGGATTCACCTTTTTTAGCTTTACCCGCAGTACCCGATAATGTTCCAACTTTTTTACCTTGTTGACCAAAACGAAGAATCTTTTCTTTGCCACCTTCACAAGCTTTTACAATATGTGATTTAGTTTTATGTTTTGGGGTACGCCTTGGCTTATTGCAAGGCATACTCTTTTTATTTACTTTTTTTGCCACTTAATTAAGCAAAGAATACAGTAACACCATCACAAGCAGTTAAATCTAAATACACATCTGTTTCAAACAGTATTCCGTTTTCAGGAATATTTAAAGAGTGTACATCGCTTGTGGTGTAAGTTAAGGATAGCTTTGTTGTGCCACTAGAACCACCATCTTTTAAAACTACTGCGGGGGAACCAGAGCCAGAAGTGTGAACAACCACTTGTTTTACTCTAGCCCTACCACCAAAAATAGTTCCGTCAGAAGTTCTAGTTACGGCAATTACATCAGATAATGCCATGAGTTACTCCTTATGCAGTTGGTGAATCGGAACTAAGACCGAAAAATTTAAGTGCAACAACGCCACCAGCACCCGCTGTGCCAGAGATTACAACTTCAACTTCATCGGCTGTTTCTGTAGCAGCAGTAGTTGTGCCACCAGACATTCCTAAAACTCCATTACATGGGAAGAAACCTTTAAATCCTGTGCTATTGATTGCAACAGAAATACCGTCAACATATCCATCAGTATCAGCATCTGTACCAATATCAACAAGGTTAACTGCATTAGCTGCAGCACTTGTTACAGTAATAGCAACTCCCATTGGTATAAAATTAGAAGGTATTCCAATAGAAGACTCTTTGTGGTCTGTACCCGAAGAAGCAATAGTAATGCTTGTTGAGTAAGTAGACAAAGTCATATCATTAGTTAATCCACCTGTAGTTGAATTTTTAATGATAGTTTTAAATCCATTTTCAGAACGAACTGGACCGTTAAATGTAGTGTTAGCCATTATATTTCCTTTTGTAGAAGGTTTGCCTTTGTTATCTCTACAACGTCTGCTAGGTCAGTTAACAAAGAAAAAAATCCTAGAAAATAGGGGGTTTTTACACCCCCTAATTTGGTTATGCTCCAGCAGTACCAAAAACTGCTCTCCAGTCAGATACACCAAAACTGTATCTTTCTCTAGCTTTAAACCTCATGTTTCCTGTATCAAAATCGCCTTCCATGGCAGTTCTGATAGGAGTTCTTTGGAATAATTTAAAGCCGTTAGGAGCGTCAGTCTTAATGAAGTAAGCGTCTGTGTCAGTCAAGAAGTGGTTTACAACCGCTCCGTCAGGTAACATACCCATTGACTTCATAGCGTTTACATCATTGTCTGCTGTTCCCGGTCTTAGAGTAGAGTTTAAAACTCTTTCAGCAATAAATTGCAACTCTTTAGGAACAATTAATTTTGTTCCTCTAACCGCAATCTTTAGACCTCTTTCGTCTGTAAGACCAGCAATATCAATCAACATTTGCTCAAGTGAAGTTTCATTCAAATCAGCAGCAGTAGATAATTGATTTCTTTGGTTACCAGACAAAGAAGGGTGAGCAGATGAACAAAGAGCAGCACCGTCCCCAACAGGGAAAGTAGTATCAAACGCATTGTTTAAAATTGCTGCAGCTTTAATCTGCTTTGTTTGTGACATTGAACGAGCAAGGGCTTTTGTATATCTAGACGCAAGTCTGTCATACAAGTTATCCTCAATTGCTTCTTCAGTAATACTGAAAGCTAATGCAATTGTCTCGTGTGTGTATCTAGAGGTGTAAGTTTCTTGTGCATCGTCAAAAGATATAGCACCACCTTCACCTTTAACAGGTGCGGTACTAAATCCAGAAAGCATTACCTCTTCCTCGAAAGCACGGTCTGAAGACTCTTCATCAAAGATTTCAGCGTGTTCGTTATCATAGCGATCGTACTCAAGTCCAAATAAGGCATTTAGACCCGGCTCCAGCTCTTTCGCTAATTGTGCTCTTGAAATAGCCATAGTTTATCCTTTCCTAAATACCAGTTGAATCTGCTGTAGTCTGTGAATCAGAACTAGAAGCAGGTGAATTAAAGTGGAAGTTAAATCGCACTACAAAGTTAACGCCTGCTGCGTCATAGTCAAGATTAGCTACATCTGTAGTTAATCCGACAATTCTCATAGCAAGAGTTGCTGTTGTAGCGGCTGTACTAATATCTAATTGTCCAGTAGAACGACCGTTACTGGTAGAACCAGAAGTGGCTGTAGCTAAAGAACAGTTAGAAAATACGTCAGCTAGTGCTGTTGCTCTGTTTGTAACAGACTCATCAGCAGCTACCATATATAACTGATTAGGGTTGTCAGCAACAAAAGCTTTGACAGGAAAATTTGTGTCAACGCTTACGTTGTTAGACCCCGGCCAATAATTTTTGAAGACAGTCTTCTTAGAAGCTGAATCCACATACTCAACGCCCATTAGGACACCTAAAAACGGAACAGTACCACCGTTTGCATTACCAACAATATCAATTACACCTGCTGCTAAAGGTATTACAGGTGAATACTGATAAATAGCATTTGTATTGTCGTTTGCAATTTCATACTGAGTTACCCCAGTTGAATTTGTTGCACTGCCATTTAGACCTATTGGACGAAGACCAAACGAAGTATCTTGATTTGCCATTTAAATCTTCTCCATAAATAAATTAATCTTTTCGAGCACCCCCAAAGGTAACTCGACTTTGACGGTCAGGTTTACTGATCGTCATGGTTGAATGTGCATTTTCTCTCATCATATCTTGGTCAACAGCGTTTTGTTGGTCTGTATTTCGTTGTGCAAAATAATCAGACCTTTCCTTCACTGTCTCTAAAGGTATACGAGCTAAAACTAGTCCGCCAACACCGAAAACCCCTTCAAATTTCCCTGAATCAATTACTGGAGCTTCAAAATCTGGATACTCATCTCTTCTAACAAGTTCATAACCTTCTCGAAGTCTGGCAGAAATATTTTTACGGTCATCAAAACCTCTTACTTCTGCTCGTATCCAACGATGTTTAAAACCCTCTGGTGCAGGGGGAGCATCCAACATGGATGGTGGAGCCCATGGTTTTCTTTTGGCTGTCTTTTCTCTAGAAGAATTCGTTCTAGGAGCTCGTGCTATCCCTTCAAATTTTTTTGTTTCTGTCTTTGCTGTCATATCATCTCTCCTTAATTTCTAACGTATTTTGCGTATTCTTCTAACGGCACACCCAACTTTTTGGCTATTTGCACTTGGCTAGGGGTGAGTCTAACCTTTCGATTGCGTCCACTAGACGTTGGTGCAGTCGATGAACGGGAAACACCCGCCACAGACTGAGTAACTTTTTTAGGTGGTGTCTCGCTTTCGACATCACCATCAAATTCTCTTGGAAACCTATCTCTAAGTCTCCTATCCAACTCATTATAGTATTCATCGGACTTCCCGTCAAATCCTTCGTCCTCAATTAATCTTTTATGAATACCAAAAGCAGCATAAGTCATTGCTTCATCTTGACCAAACCACTTATTTCTAGATGCCCAATCTTCAGCTTTTGGATCAGCTTTTTTAGGAGCTTGTTGCTGTTGAGTTTGGGGTTGTTGATAAACAGGCTGTTGCTCTTCTTGTTGCTTTTCCTGTTCTTCTCTTTGTTGTTGAGCAATTTTAGCTTGATCGTACCTATCTTTAGCCACTGCAAGTTGAGTAAGTCTTTGTTGGGCAGAAACAGTAGCATCCGCATCTCCAAGCTCTACCGCTCTTTTTAAATCAGCTTCAACTTGTTTTTGCTCTACTTCTAAACGACCACCATATTCGGTCATATACCCTTGATCTAAGCTTTTGAGCCTTTGCTTGATTTGGGTCGATTCGTCTTGAACTTGTTGAGCGTAACGTATCGCTTCTTCCCTCTGCCTTTCAGCTTCACGCATTTTTTTCGTAAGCTTATTAATGCGATTCTGAACAGAGTCTGTATACTGATCGTGCTCATCTTTCTTTTGAGGTTTCTCCACCTCAACTTCAGGTTTCTCTTTAGTTTTCGACTCAATCTTGGTAGTTTTTTTAGATGTCTTCTCATCTTCCTTAACTTCAACTTCAGTGTCTTCATTGGTGTCCAATTCTAACTCTACTTGTTTATCGTCTGTCTGTATCTCTGCCATTTTCTATCCTTTAAAAGCTAACAATATCATCAGGGTTTTTAATTGATGCTAAAACTTCATCATCATTTAATAATCTAACTTCACCCCCCTCTATACGGAATCTAGAACCTGCGTATCGAGGAAAGATAATCCAATCTTTTTCTTTACACCATCCACCGTTGGGAAATTTTTCTTCATCTTTATAAGCTAAGTTTCCTAGTTTTAAAACATAACCAACGACTGTTTGTATCTGTGTATCATCTAAAACTTGTGTTGGAATATGCAAACCACCTTCTGTCGTGGCTTTACCTCTGTAAGGTAATACCAAAATACGCCATCCAGTTGGATTAGGCATACGCTCTAAAAGACTATCGGTAACTTCAGAAGGGTCTAGAACGACTTCTTCTTTAGGTTTGTATAGGGTTGCTACGTTCTCTTTTTTGTCAGTCATCAAATTGCTCCTGTTTATCCAGCAGGCTCGAGAGTTCCTGCGAAAGGTAATTTAATGCAGTAAGTTCCCCCATAAGTTCCCTATACTGCTCCATGTTTTTGACTCCATTGTGTTCTAATACATCTAAAACACTACTTCGTCTTTCTTTTATCTTCTTTTGCACAAACTGTACAAAATCAATTTCGCTCATATCAGAGTATTCTTACAATAAAAGATAAAAGAATACCATATCTTATACTAAATTGGAATTTATTTCAAAGTGTGGACCATCAATAAATGGTCTCTTACCTTCTTTTCTCCTTGTATCAATATAATCATTCATTGCTTCTTCCATAGTACCTTCCCAATCAGCAATGTTTCTAATATGCCAAGATGCTCCCCAAACAATCGGTACACCATATTCAATGGCTCCTTGTTTCATTGCATCAGCAATATCATCATAAACCTTTAGTTCCCAACATCCTCTTCCACCAACATATGCCATCAGATCAACAGCTAAACCTTTTAAGTGTTTACTGTTCATTGTTTTTGACGCACCCGCTGCTACAAGTTCTTTTTGTTTTTCTAGTGTTCTAACACCTTCGATAACACCAAAATCTACTTTGGTAACACCTATAGCATACTTTACGACTTTAATTAAGTCTGGGTCTACACTATCTAATCGGTCTAGTGATCTTTGTGATAATTTAAAACTCATTTAGTTAATCCTTTACTTTTTTCAAAAGTTCTTAATCCACCTAATCCCAACATACCTAACAATACAGTCATCAAACTATCCATATCAAATTTAGGTAATTGATCTATCGTAAAGGCTTCTGTTGGAAAACTTGCTAGAATAAAAACAACAATAGGATACAAAATAAAATGATAAGCTAACGCCACACCACATACCCAACCAATAAATGGTCTCCACCCTGCAACAAAAATACTGCGATGCTGTGCTTCTGCTTTGTTAACATCCACTTGTGCCATATTGCTTTCATGGGCATGTTTTTGTGCCATTGTAGCAATATCATGGGCTAATTGATTCTTTTGGTCTTTATCTTCGATAAACTTATCCAACAATCCTGCCACGGGACCGATCAAACTTTTTAACATGTTATCTCCTAGAAAAAGGGTAAGAATCCACCTATACCAGAACTAAAAGAACCCTGAAATGGATAACCATAAACGGGTGGCATATAGCGATTCATCATTTGTTGTTGATAGTATTGGTTTTCTTTTGGTAAATACATTTGTGGGTAATTACCATAAAATGAGGGCTGTTGAGTATTCTCTTGATTAAATACTCCTGTTTGTAAGCTACCTAACTTATCTAATCGGTTAGTTAGTCCAGAAAACTTTTCTTCCAACGAACCTAACCTTTGCTCCATTGTTTGTTGTGGTTGTGGCATTTGTGGTTGTGCCATCATCGGTTGATTTACCGTTGGCATCTGCATGGGCATACTAAATTGTGGTGCTAAATCCATTATCGTGACCTACTCATATACGCTGTTGCTCCAAAGTAAAAACCTACAATGGATGCTTGTCCTAAATAAAATAATCCTAATAAATCAGCTAATGCTGCTACTCTTGTTTCTGAAACAAGGGGTAAAAATAACAAAAGGGTAAAAGCAATCATACTACCAATGGCTGTCCAAGACATCTGTTTTTGAGCGTGACTTTTCTCTTCTCGTAACTCAAGCTCTATCATTTCTTTTGACTTTGCTATTTCTGCATCGTCCACTGTGCCATCGTGGTTTAAATCAAACTCATTGTAGCGACTTTCAGGCTCTAGTTTTTTTGCCATTCTTCCTTTTTCCTGCATTAGATAATGCAATAGCTACAGCTTGTTTTTGTTTATATCCTTCGTCCATAAGTTTTTTAATATTCTTACTTATCGTTTTTTCCGATGATCCTTTCAATAATGGCATCTATTTTTTTCTCAACAGCTAGTATAACGCCCAGAACGGAGAGCAGCACCCATTCCTCGCTTTTGTCCAGTAACTTTCTTACCGACTGCCGTATTTGGTGTAGCTTCTTCGATACATTGTGCATAAGGTATTGATCCTTGTCCTTGAATTTCAGCGACTTTACTTGGAGCGGGTGGCTCTTGTATTGGTGCACCTAAAATTTTAACTTTTGAATGTTGTGGCATAATTATTTTCCTTTATTTCGTTGTTTAATCATTTCTCTTTGATTGGTAGCTTGTATTCTTTCTCTAGCAATATTCGTTTGACTATCTATTCTTTCATCAAACTGTCTAGCCCTTTCTGCCATCTTCTGTCTTTCAAGTTGAATCTTCGCTTGGTCATTTAAGGCATCTGCTTGAGCTTGTTGCTGTTTAATACCTAATTCTTGCTGTTTTAGAGCAACAACAGGGTCAGCACCTTGCTCTCCACCACCTGCAATCTGTGCACTTAACATCTTCACATTCTGCATTTCTTGAGCAATAATCTGTGCTGTCATTGCTTCATATTCAATCATCTGATCTTCAGTTGGAGATAAACCTTGATTCTGTTGCATAAACAATATCATTGTCTGCTCTTGTGCTTTAAGTTTAGCATGTTCCATAACGTGCTTTTGTAAATCAATCGCTACCTTTGGACTAGCTAAAGCTAATGGAGAAGAACCAAAAACTAAGTGTGCCATAATATGAGCATCGTGATCTTGTCCTTCAAAAGCTTTTAACTCTGTGTTTTCTAGTGCATCAATGTTTTCTTGAGCAGGGTCTTTTGGTATTGGCTCATCTGATGATGGTGCTCTAAGAATCTTATCAATATCTCTAACCCCTAGTGCTTCATACATTCTTCTGAAAGCTTCATACATGTTATGTAGTTCAGGTGCTTGAGCAGCTAGTTGCATTTGTGTTTGAGCTAAAGCAATACGCTGTGCTTGAGAAAATATGTTTGGATTTGAAACAGGAATAATATCCACCCTATCGTCAAAGTCCGCTGCCATAACAGACTGCTCTGCGTTTTCAATACTGTAAGGATATTCTTGTGGTAAATACTCAGACATTACTTTTGCAAGAAGTTTAAACTCTTGTTTCATTGCATAATGTAATCTCTTATGTATGGCACTCATTACTCTTGTGCCTTGCTCTAACATTGCAACAGTTGTACCAACGGCTGCTTGTTGATTACCGTCTCCTACTTTTAAATCAGTAATAGTTGCAAATCTTTGTCCTGCCTGAACCACAAAACCAAGTAATTGGAACAGTGTTGAATCTGGTCCCTTAAAGGGTAATGGCATCAAGCTATCACGAATCGCTCCACCGGGTGCGTCTACATCTCTAAACTCACCGGGCTGTAGTGGGTCACTATCATCTCTAATACGAAGTCCCCGAGCTTTGAATCCTGCGGGTAGATTTGATAACGTACCTGCATCTATGAGTTGTCTCAAGGCTGCTGTGGCAGTTCGGGAGAGTCCACCAATGGTATGAATTAAACCTAATCCATAAAATCCAAAGCCGGGAAGAAACTTGTAATGCACAAAATACTGTATCTTTCTCTTTTGTGGATCATCCTCCTTGTAGTTTCTTCTTATTGATAAAATTTGACCATTATCCTCACTTACTGTGACAACATATGGCACTTTAATCCCTGTTGGTTCCCCATCCTCGTCTCTATCTTCATAACCTTTGAGGTCTAAATCAACATGACATTCAAGCAATGTACAGTCATAGTCAATATTACTAGGCTGAACGCCATCAATATAATCAATTTCATTGGACACACTATCAGTTGGGTTCTGTGCAGGATGCACGGGAATATCTCTGTAAAAACCACTAATTTGTTTCTTACGAAGCTCATTTAAATCCATTCTGACAACTTGCGTAATATTTGGGCAAGTATCTAAATCATTAGCTTCATAAGGTACAACTAAATGCTCGGCTGGAACAAACTTACTAACAGCTCTTTCCATTCCGTCATCATAATAAACTTTCTTAAAAGTTGATCCTGCCAATGGGAGATAAAATAACATCTGGTCAAACTCTGGAGTGTATTCTTCCATGACATTAGTCATGTAGTAATTCATAAACTCTCGAACTCTCTTAGCTTGTTCTTCTTTCTCTTTAGTGGGAGTCCCCATAATGGTTGTCCTAACTGGACCCATTGGAGGTAATAATTCATTAAATGCTTGAGCTTGAAACTGTGTGGCAGCTTCAGCTAACAACGGATGTGTTACCCCTGTTGCTCCTCTAAAAGGTTGGGTACGCTCTTCGTAATTAAATCCAAGAAGTTCTAATCCATTAGCATACGCATCTTCCCAATCTTTACGAGAAGACTTGTTTGCGTCATATTCACTGACTAAATCAGAAGATAATCGACCTAATTCACTGTCATCAAGTTCTGTTGCAAGGTTTCTGTAAAACTCTCCAGTCATTGGATTGTTTTCAGCAGTGGGGTCTAAATCAATTGTTACACCACCGTCTTCTGTCATTTCAATTTCAATACCGTCTGGAATATCGGTCTTGAATGTTGCGGCAGGCATTTCAATTTCTAAATCTGTTTGAACGTCCTCTACTTTTGGATCGTCAGTAACTCTTTCTACCAAAGATACTGGTGGTGGGCTTTCTGCCATACCTATCTTCTCCTTTTAGCTCGTGTATGTCCTTTAATGGCAATACCATCAATAGACTTCTTTTTACCTTTAACTGCACCACCTTTTGAAAATTTTCCTATGGTTTCCATTCCCATACTTGATTCGGGGGACTGAACTGTTTTAACTATTTTTTTAACTGTTTTCTTTACGGCACCGGGAGCTCCTATAATAGCATCCATTGCTACTTCAGAGACAGTTCTAAAATCGTATCCTTCCGATTCCATCTCTTTTATAATGTCTTTTCCAACCTTTTGATTGTACTTCATTATCTCTTCTTGACTCATACCTGAATCAAGACCTTTGGAAACTTTACTTAATCTATTTTTAAACTCTTTTCGAGTTTCTCCTGTAGTATACTCTGCCATAATATTTTCCTATATTCTATACCTACATTATTCTATATAAACATGTTTCTTGCAACAGAAGACAATGTTACCACACCTCGTGGCTGTTTGAACATGTTTCTTGCTGTATCATTCAAAGTTCCTACTCCACTGACCTCGCCGCCTTCTTTAAACTTTATTTTTTTCCCATCCACTTCGACATATTGACCTTGAGCAAACTTTTCAACTTGATCCTTCCCTATTTTTTCTGCTAACAGCTTTTTTGTAGCAGCGTCTTGATCCAAAGGTTTAGACGATTTTATTGCATTTTTGACCAATACTAACGGACCTATTTGCAACATTTCGTCACCATAAAAAACAGTCTCCTCTGGATTTGCTCGATTAAAGTACCCTCCAGATCGCATGGGATTAAAACCAACTTGAGTCCATCCTTCTATTTCACCATTCAAAATGTCTTCAGCTAGTTTTTGAGCCCTAGGAACACTTAAGTTTTCAAACTCTCCTTTAATAGCTGAAAAAGGTGATTTAGGTTTTTTACCAATAACCACATTAGATGCAGCTTTTGCTTGAGGAGCAAAAGAAGCATTTTTTAAAAAAGTAATTGGAGCGTAAACTGTTTGCGTAACTCCGTCAGCGTCTTTAAAAGTTAGCGTATTAATGTATTGTCCTTTTTGTGTATATCCGGGTATATCTAAACGACTACTAACTTCCACACTGTTTGGAATATCTATGTTAAGACCTAATACGTTTAGTGGTGTTTGTTCCCCTTTTTTTGAAGCATTAATAAAACTTTTTGTATCTTCAGCTTTGTCAAGAGTATCACTTTTATGAGCTATTCCTGCTAAAAGTTCTGCTGGACTAGGTATATTTGGAACTGTGCCATAAACAGAAACAGGTTCTAACACTTCCTTTCTTCCTTTTTCTACATAACTTAAAAAACCATTTTCTTCTGTATATTTTTTTGCTAACTTTTCTCTGCCTGTAAAAGTTTTAGATGATTTAAAATTCTCTAGTGTCTCAATTAAATCTTCAAGATGTTCTTGATCTACATTTTTTTTATTTCTAAGCTTTTTTAATTCATCTAATCTTTCTACAAATTTTTTAGAATCTACGGCAACATCTGCGGCTTGCCCGTATAATTTTTCGTTTTCGTCAAAAATATCCCCTATATCCATTAAGTTAGGGTCTTCTGCTCTTCTAGCATCTGCCTTTGCCGTTTTTTCTCGTAATTCTGCAAAAACTTTTTTTTGTTCTTCAAATTTAAAAGGTTCTACTTTACCTCGTGTCTCTTCTCTTAGTTTATTCGTTAAATCTCTTATTTGTTCTGGAGTTTCACTAACTGCGTCCAAAACATTTTTCTTACCAGAAACTTTTCCTGTTTCTAAATCTATATCATATCTTACCCTGCCTTTTTTATCCCAATCCGAGGTGACCCCTTTAACCTTCTTAACATCTTTTAAAAAACTAAATCCTTCCCTATCTAAAAATTCTTTTTCACTTTCACCTTGTTTTTTAAATAAATTAATCATGTCTCTTCTAGAAAAACTATCATCAGAAGTAGCTAAATTCATAGGGACTTTTCGGCTAGTTATTTCTCCCTCATCAATAAGTTCTTTTATTGCAGCTAAACGATGAGCACCTTCCTGTCCACCTTTGTATTCATAAAGCAAATCTCCTTGATTATCTTTCTTTAAGGTAACTTTAATAAAAGGTGCATCTAAAGTGCTTTCGCCACTTTTTATTTGTTCTTTTATTTTTTTAATATTTGCCCTAGAAATATCATCTTCTACAGCACGATTTGGATGAAATTTTAAAGCGTCATCTATATCTAACATTACTGTATGTGAAAATGTTCTAAAACCACCCTCTGGGTCTAAGCTTGGATTTGGTGTTGTAACTTTTTCTTTATCAATAATTAATTCAGATGGAAGTTTATCTTGGTTTTTTATGTTCCCTATTTTGGTTCCAGAGTAAACATACTTTGGTTCTACCACATACATTTTAGGATCAAGTGCAGGGAACCGTGCGTATAAACTCTCCATTACTTCAGGAATTTTCTCAACTAATCTTGGCACTTGTCTTGCTGCCGAAGCTATAGCACTAGGTAGTGCGAGTAATGTAGCAGGACTTGCTACTGATGCAAGAAAATCTCCCACTCCTTCTTTATCTGTAAATTCAACCCCTTTAGATTCTAAAAAACTTGTAACTTCCTCTGAGGTAGGAAGAGGATTAGCTTTATTGCGTAAAGTTTGAGCAACTTCTGGATCGGTCTGTACCTCTTTATCTAAAAAATATCCCGGGCTTATTGGTAATTTAGAAAACCCTTGTTGAGCTAAATCAATAATATCACCGAAAGAACCTATACCGTAAACAGGAAATCTTTCTCCATACGCTCGTAATTGTTTTGCAAAGTTTCCAATACCTGTTTCTTTTGCTTCACCACCGTTTTCATAACGAGAAATGACTTTTCGTTTACCATTAACAGTAGATTGTTGAGGAATTAAAGGTCGTACTATCATTTATCCGTAATATTGTATTGGTTGCAAATTCAAAGGTTCATCATCCCAATCATCAGTCGGTAGTTGCACAAAATTGCCTTGACGATAACGCATCAGTGCCTGTGTTGTACTATCCACCAAGTCGTCATACTCCCCATTCGGAAATGCCGCACACTCCTCAATCAATTCGTCTGCCCATCTTTCCTCTGGAGCCCAAATCATCCCACTTTCAAATAGGGGTGAAATACTGTGTACTCTTGATAATTTATCATTTCCACGGCTAGGTGTAAAGTTTACCACAGGTATGCCCATTTGTCTCAACTCATGTGTCAGCGGAGTCCCTGTTGCCTTTGCTTCAATAATTACGGTTTCTGGTTCCCAAAATTTGTACTGCTCATACGCTACTTGCTTTAATTCTGGAAAGTCCCAACGATCTTTTTTTACATCCAACAGAATTAAACCCATCGGACCCGCTTCTTCTGGTCGAAATACTCCCCATGTTGTAATCGCTGAATAGTCAGCCGTCTCACTTTTACTAAATGCTGTATCGTAACTCTGAATAACGTATTCCAAAGCAGGAACATTGGGTTTTGTCCATCGTTTCCACCATTCCCTCTTCAAAATAGATGCCTGATCGCCCGTTGGTTGTTGCTGATACTGTGCGTTCCACTTACTCGGTGGAATAGATGCTTTTACCTTGGTTAAATCCTCTAAAGACCAGAATCCTTCCCAACACGGTTTACCAGACGGCATAATAGCGGGTAATTCTACCACTTCCCATTGGTCTGCATTGGGGTCTTTGAGCTGTGATTTAATCAATTTGCCCGTCAAATCCTTCTCTGACCACCGTGTCATCACCAAAATAATCGCTCCACCGGGCTGTAAACGCTGTCTCGGACCACCCGTGTACCAATCATACGCATCTTCAAAACCATTAGACGACATTGCCGTTTGCTCCGAGTGCGGATCATCAATAATAATCAAATCACCACCACGACCAGCGAGGTTTGAACCAACGCCCACGGCATAATACATTCCTCCACGACTCGTGTCCCATCGACCTGCTGCTTTGGAGTCCGCAGAAAGCTTTGCTTCTGGAAAAATTTCTAAATATTCGTCTCTTTCCATCAAATTTTTGGTTTTTCTACCAAAATTAACAGCAAGTTCCGTGGTGTGTGTCGCTTGAATGATTTTCATATTGGGTTTTCGCCCGATCATCCATGCAGGAAACAAAAAACTAGCAAATTCTGACTTGGTATGCCTTGGTGGCATGTTAATAATCAATCGTTTGAGCTCACCCGTTGCTATTTTTTCCAATTTTTCAGCAATAATACGGTGATGTTTGCCCACAATAAACTCAGCCCACATCGATTTAACAAACGGCAGAAAACTATCCTTGCATTTGTCAATCTTATTAAGTTGGGCAAGTCGTAATTCGAGCTTTAATTTTCGCTCATTAGCTTCTATTTCGTTCATAATCCTTGGTCAAGCATACATTCATCATAAACTTGTAATCCAATTGCATTGGGAGTTTCAAGCATCCCTTCATATTTTTCTGGATCATCAAATTTCATACTCATTAACTCCATCACACGCCTATCCACCTCATGCAACATCTTTTCCTCAAACGGAGACAACATCCGATTGGTCTTAACCGAAGGAACCAACCCATGTTTCCTTATTTCCGCAAATCGTGTCGCCAAATGGTAAATCTCTTCGCACATCTCCCATTCATTCAAATCATCTAACTTCCACGCATGAGTGTAAGTAAAATAAATAACTGCCCAAAAAATAATCGGTATGAAAACAATAGACATATATGTCTTTTTCATCTCTTACCTATAGTATGTAAAACATCTACCATACCATCTTTTTGTTCATCCAAGCTAATCTTAAAATAGGGTGGTGTCTGGAGTCCCGAATACGCTACATCGACCACGGAGTCCCCTCGGTATAAATACAACTCGCCTTTTGATCCAAGTTCCGTGACCTTTTTCACAAGAAGCCAAACATTCGCCTTTTTGTGTTTGGACAAAAACGACACTTGGTGTGGACGAATATCCACTTTATTACTGACACAAAATTTTAATTCCACCAGATGGAACCGTGACTCGTGGTCACAGATTAATACATCAGGTATTCCCGGTGTTAACCACGTCTCCAGTCGATTCGCTATCCATGTCGGATGGGTCACTTTCATCGTGTCCTTCATCATCGTCCACAGAGCGTTCTCCTTCCTCCGAATCGATGACTCCTTCTTCGGTGTCTTCAACCTCTTGCCCGTCTTGTTCATCGGTGAGGTGCTTTTGATCGTCTGGGTCAACCCCATCTTCTTCAACTCTTTCTGGAGTAATGTCGATTGCATAGCTATCCCTTATCTCTTTCAGTGCTTTAATTACTTCGTCCTTGGACATCGATTCAATACTGCCGTGGCGTATCTCACTCTTATTCACATAAATGTCCCCCGATGCTTGACCCCTGCGATACTCTGCCATGACCGCTGCCGAGTAAGCACCATTCTGCATTGCCGTGTCACGGATAACTTGTAAATCCCTCAAGTGCCGATCTTTACGCACAGCATACTTTGAATCCAACTCCCGTTTCTGACGCATATATTCTTGATACACATGCGGATAGACATTCGGGTTTAGCATATTACTTGCTATCGCACTTGCCGTTTTGGGAGAATATCCTGCATTGATTGCTGCTTCACGTTGCGTGATCGTGCCATCTTTGGTGATGAGTTCCTTAACAAAAAGCTCTTGTTTACGAGTAAGTGTTAACGGTCGCCTTTTGGCGGGTGGCTTGTCTTTAGCCCTTAATGTTTGTCTTTGAGAGCTGGGTAACACATAACGGCTCGAGAATCCCAATATAGTCTCCTAATTAAAATGTACACGGACAAGGGTACAGAAAAATTACTTTTTTGTCAAAGCGATATTATCCATTTTATCTTATATATTTTGGTTGCGAATTTTATGTGATTATTTGTCAAAAACATGCAACTACATGCGTCCGCCAAGATACATTGCCTATTTTTTAAGCATCGCCTGAAATCGCCCTATTTATGCACCTTTTCAACCTTTATTCCATACCACCCTATTTTATAAAGATACTAGCACCGTTGACCGTGGATAAATTTTTATATTAGCCGATTAAGTAAACCTAATTTTTTAACGATAAAACACGGCTCACGGCTATTGATTAACGATTTTTAAACGGTGGAAGGGTTAACCGATTTATAAAACAAAATAATCTAATAACGGCTCAATATACAAGCTTAAAAAACTTTTTAATAATGATTAAGGGCTAACGGTTCGCAGAATTAAATGACTTGATAATATAAACCAATAGGCATAAAAAAAGCCGTCTAATTGACGGCTTATTAAATTAAAATTTAAGCTATTTAAAAAAGCTATTTGCTATCTTATTTTTTTTAATTTCTAGATCTTCAGTAATACCCATTAACTCTAAACTAGCACCATCAAAATGGTAAGAAATCTTCATATATTCTTTTTTTGTTTTTTGGTTAGTTTCTTTTTTAGCCGTTTCCATCCACTGAAATGATTCTTTATCATATTTGGAAGATGTTTTATTAAGAAATTCTATTATTTCTTGATAAGCTTGTAATTTACCTTTAATAATATTTCTTTCTTCTACTTGCTTTCTTACTTGATTATTAGCGATTTCAAAATGTTTTCTAATTTCTTGTAACTCTTCTTTTGTCATTTCTTTTGACATGTTTAAACACTCCAATTTATTAATATTAATAGTAGTATATGATTTTATAGAATGATATGCAAGTGTTTTTATTAATCGGCAGAAATAAAAAAAGCCGTCAATTAATAACGGCTTAATTATAAATAAATAAATTGATTAATTTATCGAATGCATTTTATTACAAAATTTATTTGATAATGTATTTGTATTAATACTATCAATACCTATCATTTTAGCCGATCCCTTTGAAACGTGGACGTATTTTTTTAACGTGTCAATATCTAAAATGCTATTGCTTAAAATATCGGAATTATTCTGCAAGGGTGGAATCATATTTTTTCTAATTTTTAAATATTGGAATGAGTAACAAGCTAAGCAAATAATATCCAAAATACCTAGTTTTTTCGAATTCTTTTTTATTCTTTCGGTTATTATTTCAACATTTTTTAATTCTTCAGAATAACAAATTTTACATTCTGCACACTTTGAAAAGCAATTTATATCAATATTTTTATCTTTAAAATCATGAGTAACCACGTTAAAAACGCCATCAAAAAAATTAGGTACGATCGTTAGTGGCTTGTTAACTTTAACATTCGAATATATTAATTTTAGATTTTTTGGTTTTTTATAACCATTATTCAAAATGACATCATATACTATAAATTTGTTTTTAGTCCAAAGTGTGAATTCAGTTTTTGGGTAATTTTCGCAAATAGTAAATATATTTATTAAATGGTTATTATTAATTAATTCGCCGTGCGAATGAAATCTTGCAATTGAACGATCCAATAAAAATAAAGGGTTTTTTGTTTTATAGTTAGTTTTTAACATGTTTAAAATTCCGATCTATTTATAATATTATTAGTATCGCATACATTAATATATGAATGCAAGTATTTTTTATTAATCGGTAAACAAAAAAAGCCGTTAATTAATAACGGCTCATAAAAAGAATTAAATGTTTTTATTTATTTAATGATTGATCAATAATTAACAACAATATTAACGGCATAGTTATAATAAAAATAAAACTTAAAAATAATATAATAGCCATTTTTAATCGTTAGTAACTCTAGCACTTATCATGCAATCGTTTAACTCATTTAAAATCGACTTTAATTTTTTAGTAGCATTTTTATATGTAGACGATAAAAACTCATAATATTGACCGTATCCTTGACGTGTCACAAAATAAAAACCTTTATTATCGATATTTTTATATTGATCAAAATAATTATCGTTTTTAAATTC